AGAAAATTTACTTCTTTATGCGGCTAAGAATTATAATAATCCTCTGGGTGCAAGTTCAGAGGATTTTTACGAAGATCTAAAAAGAATAAAGTATATTAAGAGATTGGTAAATCGATATATTGGTTACAATGAATTATCTGAAAGACTGATATTAAATCATCTTATAATATTTTTTAATATGTTTGGTATTGAAGCAGGATGTAAAATATTAGAATTAAAATTAGATCCTATGCATTGGCCAGTTATAAAACCGTTTTTATTGTTTCTAAAATATATTAAGAATACTGAATATGCTCAATATAGAATGGACGTTGGTATTGTAGAAGCGTTAAGGAAAATTTAATGGGAATCGTCAAAAGAGCAGCCGACCTAGTCTATACATTTAGATTTCTCAAACTTCTTGTTACGTCGTTTGAAAGCACAGATGCATACAAATTAGGATTGATTGACAAAAAAGGAAAAAAGTTAAAAAAACCTAAAACTCCTGAGGAAAAAAATGCATATACACCATTTAATAGATTGGTATATAATATCAAAAGACTTATACCTGCAGGTAAATTAGGATCCTATGCTTCTGCCCTCTATCTGATTAAAGAAGATGGACAATTGTCTGACAAATCTATTGAAAAAATCATGGAAGAATTAGGGCTGAACACCGAAGAGTTTATGTTAACAGAAAATAAATGGTTTGTCTGTGAAGATAGAATGTTATCTCCCGGGGTATATCGACTACAAGATGATAAGATGCTAAGTGAATCATATGAAGATATAGTAAAGGCTAAGGATAAAGTTAGAATACAAGAAAACTCTTATCCTATTGACGACGTCTATGGTATTGACATTTACGAAGCTATTCACATGAATACAAATCAAAAGATACACATATCATCAATGGAGCTTATCAAATGAAAGAAGCAGGATTATGGGCAAATATCTGGGCTAAACGCCGTGCCGGTAAAAAAATGCGTAAGAAGGGTGAGAAGGGTGCACCCACTGCTGATGCTATTAAAAAGGCTCAGGAAATGGCAGGCGGAACTACAACCTCATCTGTTGTAGGTGCAGGAGATAATCCTTCTGGTACAGTTGTTATAGATAAACGTAGACGTAAGGATAGAGATCCTAGAGTACTGAAACGTTTTAGGACATATACTGATTCAGATGCTTAGAGTTTATTTATTTTTATTTTTGATTGCTACTTTCAGTGGCATAGGTTATACTGCATATTGGTATTATGAAACCTCTGAAGCCGAGAAGGCACAGCTAAGAAAAAATAATGTTGTGCTACAAGGGGCTACTGAAACATTAGAAAAGACAGTAGGCGAATTAAGAGATGAAGCTAGTAGTAATGCATTAATGATTGTAGACCTACAAGAGGCATTACAAAAGTCAGAAGCCGGACTTGACAGGCTTAGAAAAAGATTTACTGAAATTGATATAACAAGAGAAGCTCTCGAAGATCCTGCTGATCTTGAACGGAGAATTAATCGTGGCGTGGACAGACTCATCAAAAACCTCTTATCAGATACTACTCCTGATCGCAGTAATATTGATCCTAACGTCTTGTACGAAGACACCGGAACCGATAGTAGTAACTGAAAAAGAATACATTTATCCAACTATTCCTTTACAGGCAGCTCCTAAACCAGTTGATATGCCTGACGTTGAATGGTTTGTTATCAATGAAGATAACTTAGAAGAATCCATTGCAAGGATTAAAGAAGCCGGTGGTGTTGCCGCCTTCATGGCTATTACGCCAAAAGGATATGAAAACCTATCATTAGGCATATCAGACATACGCAGATATATACTTCAGCAAAAAGAAATTATTGCGTACTATGAGACACAAATTCAAGAAATAAAAAAATAAAATAAATACAATATGTTGTATTTTTATCACTAAATATGGTACATATTGCTATGTACAAGATCTTAGTTTTGATATATAATACCACATAAGAGAAAATCATTTATATAAAGGAAATTGCAATGGCAACAGCTTCTGTTGACACACGTAAACTTTTATCCGAAACAAAGTTTTACGATAGTTACTCACGCTTTAACGACGACAACGAAAGATACGAAACATGGGAGGAAGCTGTAGATCGCGTGATCGAAATGCACGCAAATCAATACAAAGAAAAAGAAAATGGACTTAAGTCTTACATAGAAGAAGCTAGACAGGCTTATAAGGAACAAAGAGTCTTAGGTGCACAACGGGCACTTCAATTCGGTGGAGACCAATTACTTAAGCATCAAATGAGAATGTATAACTGTACGTCTTCATATGCAGATAGGCCATCATTCTTCGGTGAGATTTTCTATATTCTATTATGTGGTGCAGGTGCAGGATTTTCAGTACAAGAACATCACATAGCTAGATTGCCTAAAGTTACAGCTCGTAGTAAGCCGGCAAAAACGCACGTTGTTACAGACGATATAGAAGGATGGGCAACTGCTGTTGATATTCTTATGTCATCCTATTTTATAGACGGCGGTAAATATCCAGAATATGCTGGCCGCAGAGTTTACTTTGATCTATCAAACATTCGACCAAAGGGTTCTAAGATCTCTGGTGGATTTAAAGCGCCAGGCCCTGACGGTTTACGTCGTGCACTTGATAAGATTGAGCATCTATTACAAGACATCGTGATTGATTTAAAAGAGGCTATTCCTTTACGTCCAATTAATGTGTACGATATTTGTATGCATACTGCTGACGCAGTTCTATCAGGCGGTGTTCGCCGTTCAGCAACTATTTGTCTGTTCTCGCCTGATGACGAAGAAATGATGTCAGCTAAAACAGGCAATTGGTTTGTTGATAATCCACAACGTGGTCGATCAAATAACTCTGCTGTCATAGTTCGAGATAAAACTACACCTGAACAGTTTGGTAATATAATGACAAAGGTAAAAGAGTTCGGTGAACCAGGCTTTGTGTTTGTAGAATCAACAGAACATACAACTAATCCGTGTGTTGAGATTGGAATGTTTCCGCAGATAGACGGGCAGTCTGGATGGCAGGGATGTAACCTTACAGAAATTAATGGTGGTAAATGTGTAACTAAAGAAGATTTCTTTCTTGCATGCCGCGCTGGTGCGATCTTAGGTACCCTCCAGGCAGGTTACACTGACTTTAAATTCTTACCAGATACAACAAAGGATATATTTGACCGTGAAGCTTTATTAGGAGTTTCAATCACAGGATGGATGAATAATCCCGATATTCTATTTGATGCAAAAATACTTGAGGAAGGGGCAAACATTGTCAGACAAGTCAACAGAGAAGTTGCAGAAGTTATTGGAATCAACGCAGCGGCTCGAACAACTTGTGTCAAGCCAAGCGGCAACGCTTCGGTTCTATTGCAAACTGCTAGCGGTATTCACGCTGAGCATTCTAGTATGTACATACGCAATGTTCAAATGAATAAAGAATCTGAGGTAACTCAGGCAATTCAAAATACAAATCCACATATGGTCGAAGAATCAGTTTGGTCTTCAGGCGGAACAGACGTAGTTGTGTCATTTCCAATTCTTCCAAAAGAAGGATCTATGCTCAAAGACGATTTGATCGGTGTAGATCATTTAGAAAAAGTTAAGCTGGCTCAAGAGCATTGGGTAAATGCTGGCACAAACGAAGAGCTATGCGCAGACAAAGGTATTCGTCATAACGTATCAAATACTATCATCGTAGAAGACTGGGATGAGGTAGAGCATTACGTATATAAAAACCGTCATAGCTTTGCAGGTATTTCTTTCTTGTCTTCTATGGGTGACAAAGATTTTAATCAGGCTCCAAACACCGGTGTTATCGATGCTGAAACTATGGTAACTAAATACGGAGCAGCTGCAATCTTCTCTAGCGGTCTTGTAGTTGAAGCTCTTAATACGTTTGATAATCTATGGACAGCTTGTTCAACCGCTCAAGGTATGGGCGATGATCTTTCTGTTGAGTCATCACAAAATGCATTAAAGAAAGATTGGATTCGTAGATTCAATAATTTTGCAAATAACTATTTAAACGGAGATATTAAACTAACTGAATATTGTTTAAAGGATTCTTATCTTCTTCATAAGTGGAATAAGATCAACGCTAACTTTAAAGATATGAACTGGGAATACGACCTGACCGAAAAGAAGTACACTGACGTCGATACGTTAGGTGCTGCAGCTTGTGCAGGCGGAGCATGCGAGATAGACTTTTAATGAAAGAAAGAAGTTTTATAGTAGAATGTCAATATTGTGACATTGAAGCAGAAATATATTGTGAAACCGACATGACTGTCGAATATTGTCCTTTTTGTGGTGAAGAAAATAATGCGCTTGAATTAGACTCAGACGAATACTAAGATATATAAACCTATGTGGGTTTATGAAAACAAAGACTTTGACCAAACCCCTGATGAATTTCAGGGGTTTGTTTATATGGTAACCGAGAAAGATACCGGTAAAAAATATATTGGCAAGAAATTCTTCTGGAAGCCAAAAACATTGCCTGTTACTAAATCACGCAAACGTAGAGTCCGCACAAGGGTTGAATCTGATTGGCGTACATATTACGGTTCAAGTAAAGAAGTACAAAGTTTAGTAGAATCAAAAGGCAAAGATAATTATCAAAGAGAAATATTAAGACTTTGTAAGACTAAGGGCGAATGCTCTTATTACGAAGCCAAACTTCAGTTCCAATATGATGTACTATTATCCGATGAATATTATAATGAATTTATTGGTTGTAAGATACATGCAAAACATATACGAGATAAATAGATTAATGAGGATGATATGACAAGAGATGTTTATGAAGTGATCCGCCGTACAAAGAATCGGCGAAATAAAGAAGAAAAAGTCAAAGAGTTGCAAGAGGGAGAATCTTGGGCTCTGAAAGATATTTTACGTGGTGCATATGATACTACAGTAGAATTTAACTTTCCTGAAGGCGATCCGCCTTTTACTCCTAATCAAGAACACAACGCTCCAACAAACCTTTTAAAAGAACACAAGAGATTTGTAAATTTTGTTTCTGGTGGTCCTGGTGATGAACTGCCTCCGTACAAACGCGAAAGAATTCTATTTGAAATCTTAGAAGGCATTCATCCAGACGATGCTAAGCTTGTTGTGTCAATGATCAATAAAAAGAAATTAGAAGGAATTTCGAGGCCGGTAATCGAGGAAGCTTTTCCTGGATTATTGCAGGATACATCATGATCATGTGATTATTTTACTTTTAAGGAGACAGTTATACATGTCAGAAAATCAGCTAGAACGTCTTAGACAAGATTCGCTTGAACTTAAAGAATATGCCCAAAAACTTGAACGGAAAGGCAAGATCTCACTAATGCAAAAAATTCTGGCTAAGCGAAAATATTTAGACAATCGTATAAAAGAAGCTTCATAGTAAAAAAAGGAGTGTACTTCCCCCTTAAGTCGTGGTATAATAAAGTATCATTACTTAGAGGGGGATAGTATACATGAATATCTTTATCCTAGACAAAAATCCAATCGTAGCAGCTCAATGGCAATGCGACAAACATGTCGTAAAAATGATCGTCGAGTCTGCTCAAATGCTTTCAACAGCACATCGTATGCTTGACGGTGAACAGACTCGTCGGCCATCAAAGTCCGGTAAGACCATGGTCAAATACTGGGTACATCCAAACCAAGAGCTAGAAGACACGTTGTACAAAGCTGTACATGTCGGTCATCCATGTACAGTATGGACTATGGAAACTAATGCTAATTATGAATGGCACTATCAACACTTTAAAGCATTATGTATAGAATACAGATTTCGCTATGGTAAAACTCACAGTACAGAAACGTTATTGACCAATGCATTACGCCGTGCGCCTACTCACACGAAGTGGTCAAATCTACGTACACCTTTTGCTCTTGCAATGACACACGAACCACAATGTATACACAAAGACGATCCTGTTAAATCTTATCAAGAATATTATCACACAAAACAAGATCGGTTTAAAATGGTATGGACTAGACGTGAAACTCCAGAGTGGTTTACCGTCGCAGCTTAATATATACTATTATAACAAGAGGTAACTATGCCAATATATACAGTCAAAAAAGATAATCCTAAATCTACAAAAACATGGGAAGTCAGTTGTTCGTGGAAAGAACTACAAGACATTCTACTTGAGTATAGATTAGTACAAGTACTATCGGCTCCACGTATTGTAGAAAGTACTGGAGGGGTTTTATCTAAAACACCAGATAGTTGGAAAGAACATTTAGGCCGGGTTAAGAAAGGTGCTGGTGCAGGAAATACTATAAAAACATGAAACGAAATAAACAGTCAAATAATTCTATGACGGTTCGTATTGATGATTTACTCGAGTATGATCCATTAACCGAAACCCAAAGAAAAGCCTTTGATTCATGGGACGATGACAATAACATGGTATTGGCCGGGTCGGCTGGCACAGGTAAAACATTTGTTGGAATGTATCTTGGTTTAGAAGCAGTCCTAGATCCCAATAGTCTACAAGACAGATTAATTATTATAAGATCTATGGTTCCAACAAGAGACATGGGATATTTACCGGGTACTAAGGCTGAAAAAGAAGAAGCATACATTGCGCCATACAAAGCAATTGCATGTGATCTATTTGGTGATAAAGGATCTTGGAGTAAAGCTATCTCTTCAAGTAAAATACAATTTGAGTCCACCTCTTTTATCAGAGGTGTAACTGTAGATAACGCTGTGATATTAGTAGACGAAATGCAGAATCTAAATTTCCATGAACTAGACTCTGTTATAACGCGCGTTGGTAGAGATTCACGTATTATATTTAGTGGTGATCATCTGCAAACAGATTTTAAATATGATGACGATAAACAAGGAATATATAAATTTCTTACTATCGTTGAACAACTAAAGAATTTTGATATAATTAATTTTGGATGGCAAGACATTGTGCGATCCGATTTTGTAAGAGACTATATTATGACAAAAGAAATGCTTAACCTATAGGAGGATTATATGGCATTTAAACTATCAAATCGGTCAAGGAACAAGCTTGACGGTGTTCACC